ATTTCCATTCTCTTGTCCATGTACTCATTTGTAATGCTTATGATTTCGGATTCCAGATCAACAATCTTTGCCACCAAATCACCTATCATATCATGACTGCCGGATGTCTGCACTCGTTCTGATTCGTAGCAGAAAGATTTCAGACCGGTTGCATGGGATCTTAATTGTTCTCGCTCTATGTACTTATTGTGAATGATTTTCTCATAACGTTGAATTTGATTCAGATATTCCCTTGTATTCCTTTTTTATCTCCTTCCCCACATAAAATTCTTAGTTGCTGTAACTTCTGCAAATCGTTTTTGTGTTAGAGTTATCATAAGCTGTGTAACACCATCTGGTGCATCGTCGTGATCGTTGTCTCCAATATATACAAAAGTGGTCAACTGCTCCATTGCTTTTGAATATTCCTTGTTTTGGTATTTAGGTGCCAGAAATATGAATCTTCTTTTAACATCTCCAGAGTACTGATTGATTTTTTCTTTTTTAGCTTGCTTTGACGGAGCCTTCGTGCTGGTAGTGCTGCAAGCATATCCGTGTTCTTTCAGTCTTCCACTGACATAGTATGCATACATATCTCCACCATTGTTGGCTTCGAAGTTGATAGATTGGATTTCGTTTCCCATGATTCTTCCGACAACCAGAGGGAGTGTGACTTCCTTCGGACCTGTATTAAAAATCCAGTCATAAATGTATACATCTCCGTTTTCAAATTCTGCACCAACCGGCATGGATAAACTATCTCCACCGCCCCATGCAACGTCACAAGCAGATACGTTCTTTACAAATCCGCCTTCTGGAAGAATTCCATTATAATACCTCAGTTCATCTTCTGCGAACATGATTCCTTCACGCAAGAATGGTTTCTGTTGATATTTAGCCTCCCATTCGTTAGCATCAAGTCTGGCTTTCATATCCACATAATACTTTGTAGAAAAGCCAACTCCATAATCATATTCGAAGTTTGATTCACCATCGTCATTCAAGGCAGGAATCTTACGGAACCTATACAGCGGATTATCTCGATTGAGTTTCTCAATTTTGCCTAACGGGTCGTACAAATTCCATCTTGTTCCAACCATTAGCTCTCTTGCCCCATCAATTTTACGGTCAACCATTTTGTTCAGATACTCTTGATAAGTATTCTCCAAACGAGTAGGGCTTAAAGAATGCTGCCTGTCTCGAACAAGGTCATCCACATACAAATATCCATCAGACGAAATATCAACAGCACCCGTCCATGTTCCCTCGATACCGCGGCAAGTCATTGTGGCGAATCGGTCTGGTTTGTCCAAATTTATCTCAAAATCATCGGCACTTTGCTTTTGCAATTTTGATTTTGGAAATATATCACTGTAGGTATATTCTTGTGTGTTTATGAGATTTAGAAGTTCGCCATAGAAGCCCTTTGCCAGTTTTCCGGAATGACCACCCATTGCATTGTGGCTGTTTGGTCGTCTTCCCATTATCCATGACATAAAAAATATGCACATAGTACTCTTGCCAACACGACTTGGTAACGATAGACCGTAAAATTCAATTATCCTATCTTCCAAATCCTGTAAATCTCGAGCGACTACTTGGAGCGTTTTCTTTCTTGGGATATAAAACTTTTTGCTGTCCGGTCTATTCTTCTCCATGTATAACAAATAACTCTCGAACGCCCATGGAGCTTCCAGTAGCAAATAATCCCAGTAAATATCATCAAAATTACCATCACCGGTAATAGCAGCCTGCCTTTCAGCAAGGCTGTGTGCGTACTGACTGGTTTTTATTGCAATCTTTCTTGCTTCCGGATTCTCGTTAAAAGGGAGATCCATGTTCATATTCAGCAACAGATCAAGGCAGTCTTTCTGGTTTTGGTATATCGACATATCCCCGCTGATAACCTGATTTAATACCGCCCGATACCATTCAAGCGAACCTTCTATAATTTTTGACATAAAAATAGAGCCAGACCTCCCTTCTTTTTAGGATTTAGTCTGGCTCTCATGTGGCTCTCTGACTGATTTATTTATTATTCAGCATTCTCATCGGCTGTCATATCTCTTGTATCTACGATGGTAGAAGTGTTACTTCCCTGAATCTTCGGAACTTCACCATTCCATTTATCAATTTTCTGCTTTTCAATCAGTTCAGGGGTAAGCGATTCTGCAATCTTTCTATTGGCTTCCGCTTCGGCTTCTGCTTTAATTTTAATTGCCTCAGCCTTACCTTCCGCATCAATCTTTGCCTGTTCTGCCTGAATGGCTGCCTTTTCTTTCTCCTGTTCCGCGGCAATCAGTGCAACTTCTTTATCTTTATCGGCTTGTACTTTGGCTGTTTTAGCTTCGATGTTGGCCAATTCAAGTTCCTGCTGTGCATTTACTTTCTTCTGAATTGCAGCCTGTGTCTCATCATCAGTAGAAATAGAAGTAAAGTTTACTGTATCAATAATGATTCCGTATGGTTCAAACTTCTGCTTAAGGTATTCGTCAAGTGCTTCATTTAGTTCCTGACGCTTATCACCAAAAACATCTGTTACTGGATACTTCGCTGTTACTTCCTGAGTCCATGCTTTCATCTTTGGCTTAATAAAGGTATTTTTCACAGATTCCCCGGATTGTCCTTTGAACTGAGTAAATACATCAGTTACCCTGCTCTGATCGAATTTATACGAAAATTCCAAATCAACTAAAAGAGATTTGCCATCTGCTGTTGGTGTCTTGAAACTTTCGTCTTTTGGAGAATCGCCTTTATCTTCCGATGTAAGATAAGACTGTTCGATTCCAACAGAATACAGCGAAGTTTTTACTGTAGGCGAAATCAAAT